GGCTCTGCTGGATGGTTATCTGTCCTCCGACTCTTCAGCAGAGTCCTCTTCCTCAGAGACTCAAAAATATCAAAAGAAAACAGGTGATGATGTAGATAAGGCTTTCGCAGCGTTCATGTCAGAAGAATAGTTGTAGGTCCTCCTGTGTTGAAGGGTTTGGCCGTTCACCCTTGGTTTAAAAAACGGCCTCTTTTACTATTACGGAGTTAGTATGACCAAAGCAGGAAAAATTGATATTAACGCAATGAAAAAATTCGTTAATAAAAAAGTTGGGCTTGATATTGCCCACGACCTAAATGAAGATAATCCTACCGAAGTCAAACAATGGATTCCAACTGGTTCACGCTGGTTAGACTCTATTATTTGTCGAGGTAAGATGGCTGGTCTCCCCGTTGGGAAGATCACCGAACTCGCCGGCCTTTCATCGGCTGGTAAGTCTTACATGGCTTGCCAAATTGCTGCACAAGCACAAAAAATGGGACATTGCGTTGTCTACTTTGATGCAGAGTCCGCTATCGATCCTTTGTTCCTCGAGAACTCGGGCATTGATATCAACAATGATTTCTTGTATATACAAGCAGTTTCAGTAGAGAAAACCTTGGAAACTATTGAGGATTTAATGGGTCAATATCCGGAGACACAATTTTTGTTTATCTGGGACTCAATCGCAGCAACATCTTCTGAGAAAGATCTCGAAGGTGATTTTAATCCTCAATCGTCAATGGCGGTAAAGCCTCGGATTTTTGCGAAAGCATTTCCGAAACTCACTATCCCATTGGCAAATCAACAGTGTACCTTGCTGTTGATCAACCAACTTAAGACGAATATTACTTCAAACGTCGCTGAAGCCATGACAACACCTTTTGTTGCACCAGGTGGAAAGGCAATTGAATACTTCTGTTCGCTTCGTATTTGGCTCACAAAGCGTAAAGCTAAAGCCTCTTATGTCACAGACCAAACTGGTCTTAGAATCGGTTCTGAAGTCAAGGTGAAGGTTGAAAAGTCTCGTTTTGGGTCTGAAGGTCGCACATGTGGCTTTAAGATTCTCTGGGGTCGGGACGTTGGCATTCAAGATGAAGAATCGTGGTTGGAAGCATTGAGAGCCTCTGGCTCTGATCGTTTCAAGCCCGGTGCATGGAACAAAATTTACGACCGTGATGGTAAAGAATTTAAGTTCCAAAGATCCAGTTGGATCAAGAAGCTCCAAGATAAAGAGTTTCGATCCGTTGTTTTCGACATCATGGATGAAGAAATCATTAGAAAATTTGAGTCCGAAGGCAAGAACTTTGGTCTTGAAGGAGAGTCCGAAGAAGGTTAAATCCTGAAGGCAACTCACCAGCCTCGTTGGTTCGCCATCGGGGCTTTTTTTGTTTTTAAAGCACTATTTATGGTGATTGTGGAGACCTCCAATGAAACTAACAGAAGCAAAACTTAAACAAATGATTGTGGAAGCAATAAAGAAGAAACGCGACGGCACACGCTTCGTTGACTTTGGCATTCCAACACCCGATGAAAAACTCAGAGCAGAACTTGGTGACGAAACGTTTGATAAAATTCAAAGCCTCGACAAAAACCAAGCAGATATAATGAAACAATCGTTTGATCCAAATTATCCAAGAGATATCAAACAAGAAAGTTTTGAAGAACTATTGAAGCCTTTTGGTTTTAAAAAAGTTTATTCTGAACTCCTCCCCGATCATCGAAGCGATCCAAAAAGAATAAAAACCTATGATGCCTATATCTCAGACCCCAAATCACTCAGAGCAGATAGATTCCGTATC